TGGCAAAAAGGTTCTGTAGATTATCAAATGAATCAAGAACAGATAGCAGGAGATACACAAGGAGTTCAAACTGAAGAAGTTCTGCGGAAAGAGTTTGGTGCTAATTACGATAAGCAACTAACATCTGCTCAAAGGGCGTTAAGAGTATATGGAACACCAGAACTACAGCAAAAGTTAGCTGATCCAAGATACGGGAATGACCCAGACTTAATCAGACTACTTGCAAATGCTGGTAAAGATATAACAGAGGACTCTGCAAGAGGTACTGCAAATAACTCTTTAGTAATGAGTCCTATGGATGCACGTCAACAAATCGATCAAATACAAGGAGATCGTTCTCATGCGTATTGGGATAATAAGAATCCTAAACACATGGATGCTTTGACCGAAATGGAGCAATTGTACGCAAAAGCACATCCAGAATAAGAAATATGGTAAGATAATAATCAAGCGGAGTAAAATTCGCTTGTGCTATAGCTGCCCGAAAGGATAACAGCAAGGCAAATGGTGGTTCTCAAACTCGTATAGTCAGCGTAATAGACAGGACACCCGAAAGGATAATGACCGTTTTTATGTTTAATTATATAGGAGGGCATTATGTCCACTCAAATCACAACTGCTTTTGTAGAGCAGTATAAGAATAATGTACTACACTTAGCGCAACAGAAAGGTTCTCGTTTAAGAGATACTGCGCGTTATACGCCTGTTACAGGTAAGAGTCACTACTTTGAAAGAATCGGTTCGACAGCTGCGGTAGTTCGTACAACTCGCCACTCTGACACACCACAGATTGATACTCCACACTCAAGACGTAAAGTGTCTTTAGTAGACTATGACTGGGCTGATCTAATCGATCAGGAAGATAAGGTTAAGATGCTTATCACTCCACAGTCTGAGTATGCTATGGCAGGTGCTAATGCAATGGGTCGTGCTATGGATGACGCTCTAATTGCTGCTGCTTCTGGTAATGCTTACGGTGGTGTTGCAGGTGCTACAACAATTGCACTTCCATCTACACAGAAAATTGCTGGTGGTACAACAGGTTTAACATTGGATAAATTGCTTTCTGCTAAAGAAATCATTGATAGCTCTGATGTCGATCCTGATGAGGCACGTTACATTATCTGTTCAGCTAAACAAGTTACAGACTTATTGAATACTACTCAGGTGACTTCATCTGATTACAATACAGTTCGTGCTTTAGCTTCTGGCGATATTGATACGTTCTTAGGCTTTAAGTTTATTCGTTCTGAACGCTTAACTGTAGCTTCCTCTATCCGCGCTTGCCTTGCATACACTGAGTCTGCAATGGGTCTAGCGGTTGGTTCTGACATCACTACTCGTATCTCTGAGCGTGATGATAAGAACTACGCAACACAAGTATTCCTATCAATGGTTATTGGTGCGACTCGTGTTGAAGATGAAAAAGTTGTAGAAATTGGTGCTAAGGAAACTTAATATCTAAGTAGTAAAAAAGAGGGCTTCTTGTAATGAGTTGTCCTCACTTAATTCAGGAGAAGAGATATGGCAACAGAAGTTTCCATTTGTTCAAACGCATTACGCAAACTTGGTGACGATCCGATCACTTCCCTATTAGACGATACAGAGCGAGCAAGGCTCTGTAACGCATTTTATCATCCAACTAGAGATTCAGTTCTAAGGTCACACCCTTGGAATTTTGCTATTACTAGAGCGACATTAGCAAAACTTACAACTGTACCAGCATTTGACTATGCAGCAGAATTCACACTCCCTACAAAACCATATTGTCTTAGAGTCCTAAAGATGGAATATGACGATATAGAGTTTAAGGTAGAAGGAAGAAAACTGCTTTGTAACGATGATTCTGCTAAGATTTTATATATTGGTCAGATTACTGATACGGCACAGTATGACCCTATGTTTACAGAGGTTCTAACTGCTAGATTAGCAGCTGAATTAGCCTATTCTATTACTGGTAGTAACTCTCTCACTAAGCAAATGTGGGATATACATGATGAGAAGATTAAAGAGGCCAGAAGCATTGATAGGANTAGAAGGGTTTATAGATGGTATAGTATCAGACACGTTCACAACATTTAGAAGATAATGGCTAGAGTTCATCCATTCCAGTCTAACTTTACTGCTGGAGAGTTAAGTCCTCGCCTTGAAGGGCAAATTGACTTCAAGAAATATTTTAATGGTTGTAGTGAATTAACCAATATGATTGTATATCCTCATGGAGGTGCTACTCGTAGAGGTGGTATGTACTTCGTATCTGAAGTAAAAACATCATCTAAAGAAGTTAGACTTATACCTTTTGAGTTCAATGTAACACAATCGTATGTATTAGAAGTTGGCGATCAATATATCCGTTTCTATAAGGATAATGGTCAAATACAATCTGGTGGTTCTGCTTATGAGATTTCAACTCCTTTTCTTGAGGCAGAATTATCAGAACTACATTTCGCTCAGTCAGCCGATGTAATGTATATCTGTCATAGTAATCATGCACCTAGAAAACTATCTCGTACAGGTCACACTTCTTGGACATTAACTACACCAACATTTACATGGGCTGGTTCTTCTCCTTGGACAGCAGGTAATGGTTGGCCAAGAACAGTATCTTTCTATGAACAAAGGTTATTTTTTGCAGGAACTTCTACTTATCCACAAACAATATGGGGTTCACAGACTGCTGCCTACGAGAACTTTGACCAAGGAACAGGCCTAGCGGATGAATCAATGGAATATGCCATTGCAACAAACAAAGTAAACGTAATTAGATGGTTACAACCAAGTAGAGATTTAATTGTTGGAACAGGTGGTGGAGAATTTAAAGTAGGTCGCCCACAAGGAGAACCATTAACACCAGCTAATGTAATGGTAACACAACAAACCACGTATGGTAGTTGGACAATTCCACCCATACAGATCGGTAACGCTATTTTATTTACTCAGAGAGCAAGAAGAAAGATTAGAGAATTCTCGTATGCGTATCAAAGTGATGCTTATATAGCACCAGATATGACATTATTAGCAGAACACATCACAAAAGGGTATGTTAAAGACATGGATTATCAACAAGAACCTGACTCTATTGTATGGTCATGTACTTCTACTGGCAATCTGTTGAGTATGACGTATGAAAGACCTGAAGATGTAGTTGCTTGGGCAGAACACAAATTAGGTGGTACAGGTGTTGAAGTTGAAAGTGTGGCAGTTATCACAAATACAACACAAGATCAATTATGGGTTTCAGTTAAAAGAACAATCAATAGTGTAACAAAACGCTATATTGAATATTTAGACCCTAATATAAATGTAGATTCAGGAATTACAGGTACAGTATCTACTGCAACGACTTCAGTCAGTGGACTCTCACATTTAGAAGGTGAGACGGTTAAAATTGTAATAAATGATGCTGTATTCCCAGATGCAACGGTTGCTAGTGGTTCTATTTCTATAACTGTACCAACAGGGTGGACTAATGTTGCTATTCAAGTCGGACTAGGCTACACCTCAACTTTAAAGACTATGCGTATTGAAGCAGGGTCGCAAGGAGGAAAAGCACAAGGNTAATATAAATGTAGATTCAGGAATTACAGGTACAGTATCTACTGCAACGACTTCAGTCAGTGGACTCTCACATTTAGAAGGTGAGACGGTTAAAATTGTAATAAATGATGCTGTATTCCCAGATGCAACGGTTGCTAGTGGTTCTATTTCTATAACTGTTCCATCAGGTTGGTCTAATGTTGCTATTCAAGTCGGACTAGGCTATACCTCAACTTTAAAGACTATGCGTGTTGAAGCAGGGTCGCAAGCAGGTAAAGCACAAGGATTAAGAAAGAGATGGAATGAAGTCATGGTTAGACTACTTGATACTACAGGTGTTAAGATAAATGGAGACCAGCTTCCTTTTAGAACGTCATCAACTCCAATGGGTTCAGGTATCGGATTATTCACAGGCGATAAAAGAGTTACGAACCTTGGTTGGGATAGAGACGGTATTATTGAAATCAAACAAGAACAGCCTTTACCTTTAACGGTATTAGGTATTCATGGAACATTAACAGTGAGCGATTAAGATGGCAATAACAGGTGGGGAAGCAGCAGGTGGTGTAACCGCAATAGTTGGTGGATTCGTAGGGGCGGAAGGTGCTATGCAAGCAGGTAATGCTTCTTATGCAGCAGGCCAAGTAGAATATCATCAAGAACTAGAAAGAACGCACTACGATGTAAAGATTTACCAACGTCAAATGATTGCAGCATTACATATGCAATTTGCACAAGCAGGTGGCGCAGGTGTAGTAGTAGGAGAAGGTTCTCCAATGTTATTAGCAATGAATACTTTGAATGACCTAGAAGAAGATAAAGCACAAATGTATAGAAATGGTGCAAAGAATGCTTGGAAATACTGGAAAACAGGTGCAGATCAATTCTCAGCAGCACAATCACAAGCAACTGGCTCTTTACTTGCTGGTATAGGTAAAGCAGCTTCCATAATGGTATAAGATATGGCAATTACAATTAGATCGAGACAAGGAACACAGATAGGCTACAAAGGAACATCTGGTGGTAGTGTATCGTGGATTAATCAAGCTGGACAAGCAGGTAGGCAGCTTGCTTCTTTAGGCAATACTATAATCAATTCAGCAGACAACGTAAGTAAAATATTTGATTCTGAAGTATCTGCTTCTGAAAAAAAACAACAAGTCGATGACCTTACAGTTGCATATTTACAGCAATCAAGAAGTTGGCAAAAAGACTTGCAGAATGGCGGTTTCAAATTAGATGCAAATGGAATTCCAGAGTTTGAACTCAATCCTAATTATTTCACTGATATATCTAACCAGCATCATGAAAAATTCTGGAAAGACTATGTAGACGGTAAAGATTTAGATTCTGAAGCTGTGTCTGCTTTCGGAGTTTATTTTCAGAACTCACAAAAAGCATCATTCAATAATGCTGCAACATGGGGTAGAACTCAACGATTCACTAGATTAAAAGCAAAAGATACAACAAACTTATCTGCATTGTTACTTACTATTAAAACAGATAAATCTATCCGCAATAAAAATGATGCTTTTACTGCATTAAATAATATCGTTCAAACTGGTGCGCCTCATAGAGACAGTGCTGAAATGAAGAATGTATTTATTGCAGCAAAAAAAGCTTTAATTGAAAGTAGTTCTATTGAAATAGCTTTTGGACAACAAGGCAAGAATCAAGTACCGTCAGATATACAGAATGGTTATACAGCAGAAGATTATACGAAAGCTATGGCCAATATAAGCGAACATCCTGTATTGGATAGAAATCAGAAATTAGCTATTATTACAAATCTGGAATCGAATAGAAAATTACGAGTTTCAATAGAAAAGACTAATAAAGCTACTGCTGACAACTCTATTCAAACTAATTTTTCAAAATTACACTCTGAAGGTAAGCTAACAATATCTTTGATTGAGAACTCTTCTATTGATTTTAAACAAAAAATGTTCTGGAAGGGTCAATTAGAAGGTGGTAGTAAGAAACCTTGGAAAGGTGATTTCAATGAAATTGGTAATAAAATTAATACAGGAACATGGTCTGAAGAGAATGATATTGCTCGTACACCAGAAGTCATTGTGGCTGAAGTAATAAAAGAAGCTCAACTAAAGGGAATACCATATCTTGAGATTAACAAATTAGTTACTCATGTTCGTGCAGAAGCAAAATTAGACCCTATTAATGTTTTAAAGAAATCTGCTGAAGCTCACGCTAAACAAGTCTTTCAACAAAAATTAACAAGTTTTGAATTAATAATGATGGGTCAATTAGGTGCAAAAGCCAAAGGAGCAATGGCATCTGAAATTAAAGCAGCACAAGATAATAAGATATGGAAATTTAAAAGTGAATTAAGTCTGCAATTAGCTGAAGGACGTAAAGACGGTCTTACTTGGAATAAGATGCTTTCTCCTAACAGTCCTGATTACATAGTAAATGACATTATTGATAACATAACTAATACAGAGCCAAAATCTATAGGAGACTTAGGTGGTCAAAACGAAGTAGAAGAAGAATCCTTCTTTGATAATGTTATAGACAGTGTTGTAGATTTCTTTAGTAGTGATGATGACGAGGATGCAGGTTCTGGGGTAGAAGACAATATAATTCACGAAATATACGGAAAAAAATCGTATTTTAAAAAAGACATAACTTTTGAACAAGCTAAAGCAAAAGTTGATTCTAAGTATGCTGCTGAACATTACGATGGTGATATGACTCAAAGAATAACTTATCCAGAAAGTCATAAAGGTTATTCACAATACCCAGAGGGTAGAGAGACATTGAAGGCGTTCAAAGAAAGAATGAGATTGATGGGCTTAAAAATTAATAGACTTGGTGTTTACAAATGACAATAATATGGAATCCATTAGGTAAACCAATGGTAAATCTATTAGATTCTGGATTCTCTATAGATGAGATCAATGCTGAATCACTTTTAGAACAAAAAGCCTTAAAACACTCAGGATTTTCAGATGCAGAAATTCAAGAAGAATTAGGTATTCCAAGCTCAAATTGGGTTCGTACTGTTAATAATGTCAACCAACCAACTCTTTCTACAATTACTGAGAGATTAGATTCTGGATTCAGTCCTTATATGTTTGTAGGTGGTCGTCAAGGAAGGTTTAATTTTGACGTACCGAAACATGAAGATGACAAGACACCAGGAACACAGTATCAATTTGAAGCAGCTGATGGTAATAATTGGTGGTTTCAGTTAGAGAATGATTATCAAGGTGGGCGTTGGGATGAAGCGGATCATGCTAAAACTAACTATGAAGAATATAAAACTTGGTCTCCTGAAACTAGAAAAGAATTACTTAACCAGATGTGGGCTGGCTCTCCTGAAATAGCAGATTTTATAAATAACTCTGTTCTGGAGGACAAACCTTGGGAAGAAGTTATAGATGGCTTAGAGGGGTTCAATACATACCGTCAGATTTCTAACTTTGATGTAACTGGTTTACCAGAATTTGATGAAAACTTACTAGCACTGTTAGAAAATACTAAATTGTTAGACAGCATTAAAATTAATGGTCTGGCTAATATTCCAGAGCTAGTCATTCCAGAGGATGCAGATGAAGATACAAAGTCTGCTATGCAGTTATTACAAAACTACATTAATTTAGCTAAAGCATCGCCAGAGCTTTTAACAAAAGAATGGGATTGGTCAGAAATTCCAGGTAAGGCTTATGACTCTTCTGTGATCGGATTAATACATGAATTGATTAAAGTTAAGAATGGTGACAAAACTGCTGCAAAAAATGCTGCTGAAATGTTCGTTAATCTACAAGCTTTTGAAAATCAACCTTGGTTAAAACAAAGAGCATTTAATGTTGCTGCAATCGGAAACGAGTTGCCTATTATGATACCTGCTGGTAAAGCTGGAGTATGGGCTTGTGCGCCAGCAGCAGCAGCAGCATCAGCAGCAGCAACACCTTTAGCAGGAGCAGCAGTAATTGGTGGTTGTTCTCTAGGTGCAGCATTTGGTGCGCCAGCCTTTTTACGTTCTATGTTGATGGATTTAATGAATCAAGATATTGGTGTAGAAGATGAAGAAGGGATGCTCACTATTCTTCTTACTGCTCTGGAGACAGGTGGTATTGAAATGTTAGTAGGTATTCTTACAGGAGTGACAGGTGGTTCTGTAGGTTACGGATTAAAAACTATGGGTGTTACTAATAAAATAGTAACTGGTGGTGCAACTTTAACTGCTGAAACTTTTGCTATGGTTAGTGCATCTGGTGCTTTACATGGGTATATGCCTACATGGAACAACTTTGTTGATACAGCTTTAGAGCTTCTTGTCCTTAGAGGTGGTAATAAAGGCGTAAAGGAAACAACAAGCCTTATAAAACGTCAGTATCAAGGAACAGAATTTTATGTATATCGTAACTTACAGAAGTTATATGCAAAAGCAGGAATTGATCCAAGAGCAGTAAAAGAACATATCAAGGACAATCCAGAACTTGCAAGAGAGTTAATAGAAATATTAGGCAAGAAGAACTTTGTAATGCCTGAATACTATGTGCGCCATGTAGCAGAAGTAATGAATCGTCTTGAGCAAGTATCACGTAGCACGATAAAAGTAGGCGATCAAGATTTCCAAGTATCAAGATACTATGATGCTAAGAATGGAACAATGGAAGTATTATCTCAATTTCTTGGTGCAGCTAAAGGAATGCCAGATAAGATTACTTTCCAAATTACTAAAGAAGGTAACTGGACTATCATAGACACAGAAGGTGGTTTAAGTATTAAGGGTATTCAAGCTATTGCAGATTTTGCTGAATCTAAAGGTCGTCAAATTGTACGAACAGAAGGCTTTGACCAGATATATAAAATCATTGAAATGCGTCAAGATAAAGTAGAGACGTTAGACCCTAGAGATAAAATTGCAATAGACCTATGGAAGGGGGTTAAGCAAACAGCAGACGAACTTCGTAATCTTGGTAAAGATAAAGAAGCTGATGAAATATTAGCGGAAGGTAGAAACTTATTAGAACAAGCGGTGGGTAAAGATTACTTCTCTCAAGCCGAAGTCAAAGTAGCTGAATATCAGAAGTTTGTAACAGACAAAGAAATACAAGAAGCCTCTAGTACAGAATATAAACTAACAGGATTCCACCCACCAGAAACAATATTCAAAAATACATTCGGTGTAATAGATGAATTAAAGATTCCAGAACATGATATTGAAACAGAATTAATTGTAACTCATGCTACAAAAACATTTAATGTAGCTGACATAGCTAAGAATGGTATGGACGTTGCTAAAGGTAATGGCTTCTTACATTTCGGTACAGATGTTCAAGCTAAAAATCGTGGAGCAGGAATTACTGATCCTACGTTCTTGAGAGTGCAAGTTAAGTATAACAAGCCACTAGATGCTCGTATTTGGGAGAATTTTGATGAGGCTACTGAAGGGTTAGGTACGCCACTAATGACGGCTAGATTCCTTCGAGATTTGTCTGGAAAGGACGAAATGCACCCTGCTAAATTAACTGTACTAGAATATGATGCTATTCGTAATGAACAAGGCATACAAGCGCAGAGTTTAAAATTAGCTGACATTCTTAAACTTAGAGGATATGATGCTATTATCTACAAGAATGAAGTAGAGGCTAAAGGTGATTCAGTAGCAATATTAGATAATAATAATATTCGTGTATTAGGTTACGCTAAATCAGCAGATGTTTTTAACTTTACTGGAATGCCAGAATCTAAAGTAACACCTAAAGGTACTGCTACTGATGGTGGTTACAATTTAAGCCTTATTGAAGGAAGTGTCCAAGCTAATAAAATTATGACTATGCCTGCATTGGTAGAGATAGTTAATTTATTACTGGATGGTAAATTGCCAGGAATATATAAGAATCTTGGTGAAGGTACTAGAGGCTCATTCCAGCATATTCCAGGAGCAGGAAAAGAATCTGGAAAGATTAAATTACGAGCTGACATATTTTTAGACCCTAAAACCGCTGCTAAAACAGTAGCACATGAAATTGGTCACATGGTTGATTGGTTAGAAGGTGCTGAGAACTATACTATGTCCAGAGGTAATATCCTTGGACGTTTAGCCTCCTTAAAGAAGTATCTTAACACTTACATGGAAGGTAGACCTGGCGGTAGGAAGCCACTGACCCAGAAAGAAAAGAACAAACTGCGATATGCTGCTCAGAAGTTTATAATGGAAGAGGTTCAGTCAATATCAAATGTCAAAGAAATCAAAGACTTAGGCATTACCCCACAACAAATCAAAGACATCTTTACAGGTGTTATGAAACGTGCTGATGTAGACCCACAGATATACTCAGTAATTCAAAAAGCAGGTAGTAAGCTCAAGAGTGATATTACTAAAGCTGCAATGCGTGGCAAGATACATCCAGAGATATTAAAGATTATTACTTCTGGTAAAGAAGAGGGAACTCCAAAAGAAGATATTCGTAAGCGTGTATTAGAGAAGTACCATGAACTGTTCCAGAAAGAAGTTCTAGCAAGAGAGTTATTAAGTCGTGATGTTGTAATGGAAGAGTTAAAGAAAGTTACTCAACAGTGGCGACCTTTTGATGAAAATATTGATCCGAAATATACAAAGTATCGTCATAGTACAAAGGAACTCTATGCAGACTTTTTTAGTGCGTTAATGACTAATCCTCAGTTTGCTAAAATTACTGCGCCCACAGCGTATGAGGGATTCTTTAACTTTATAAACTCTAAACCGACATTCAAGAAAGCTTATGACAAAATACAAGCAGAATTAACAAATGGTGAAACATTAAATACAGCAGAATCTAGGATTAGAGAAGGTTTTAAACAAGGTGAGGAGAAGTTTTTTAACCGACTTAGTAGTAATGAAAAAGTATTTGCAGGTAAAGGTAAAGATTTCGCCAAGATTCTAATAGATCAATATTGGTATATTATTTCCGATGTAAAGAACTATAAAGCTAGTAATGTCCCAGACAGTAAGAACCCTATTTTTAAGATAGATGAAATGCGTTATCAGGCTTCAGAATCTGAAGGTTACATGAATGACATGAGTAGCCGTGTTATAGATAGGATGGAAAAATTTAATATTACAGATATGGATATGGGTTTTTATCTGTTTTTAAGACGTGTTGTAAATGAAAGGGGTGACTTAGCTAATCCAAGAGGTTTTGATCCAGCATCTGCAACTACTCGTCTGGCTGAAATAGAAGCTAAAAATCCTATACTTGTAGAATTAGCCAATGAATATTGGACTGTTAGAAAAGAGTGGGTTATAGATAGATTAGAACAGACAAATATGTACCCTAAACATTTAATGGATAAGATAAGGAAAAACGATGCTTATGCTAAGTTTGATGTTATAGAATATTTTGATGAACATTATGGCCCTGGAAGTGGAGGTCGTATTTTTGGACAGATTGGTACATTAAAAGATATTGCTAACCCGTTTACTTCAACAATGTTGAACGACATGGCATTGATGAGGGCAGCTAGTCAGAATATTGCATTACATACAACTGTTGATTTTTACCGAACAGCTAGTAAATATGATCCAGCTGTATTTGCGTTTGAACCAGCTAAGACTAGATTCACAGGCAAATATCATGAATTTTTAGAATCTTCTAACCCTGATCTAAAGTTAATTCGTATGATGCGAAATGGAAAAATGGAGGGTTATTACTTAAATAAGTATGTAGCTGAAGCCTTTGAAAAGAATCCTTTAGATGGTAATGCTGTAATCAATGGCATGAGAGTATTTAACAATAGTATTAGAACGGTATTAACAGACATCAATCCAGGTTTTTGG